ATTATTTGAGTTCAGCTTTGCATGCTTCCAGTCAGAATTTATTTAGACACCTTTTACACATGTCAAAATTGAAACAAACTGATAAGAAATTAGATTTTCATGGCATAGCACATAGTGATGATGCACAATTGATAATAAACGCCAGCACTAATGAAATGCACGAAAGAATAATGTGTGTTTATGAGACTTACAGTAAATATTTTAACCATATGCAAAGTAATAAAAAATGTCAAGCAGACACTAAATCTTCAGAAGTTATTTCACTAGTGAGAATAGATAAAAAAATAGTGACAATGGTGGCAAAATTTTCTGCAGTTATAAATATTGCACCTAGCTATAAAGGCCTTGAAATTGAAAGTAGAAATTTAATTTCAAAAACAGTTGAAATGATTGCTAACGGCGCAACATTTAGCCAAGCTTATAAAAGTTACAAAGTAAATGTTTATTATTTACATTATGAAATTTATTTAATGGGCAATGCAAAACATGATTTGCCTTTAGAATTATTAGGGACGCCTGATTCTTACAGTTTATTTCAAGTCTTATACGGCTCTAGAGTTAGTGACTTTTTCACTATGTTCAAAGATTATGATAAATATTATAAACTACAGGCTTTAATGAATGAAAAAAATACAGAGGATAAGATGCTAAAGTATTTATCACACACAAGAAATTTAGAAAAAACATTCGAATCTGAAAGGATAGATAAAATGTCTGAAGAAACCAAGAAATTACTCTACAGTGATACTATTTTGAATAATTCATTCAATAATGACATTTTAAACAGAATGCAGATTTTGGCAAGACTTAGAAATATTGACTTTGCAGCAAGCGTTTCTGGAGGTCATGTTAATCAAGGGTTAAGTTACCTTCTGCGCAATAATTCTAAATTTTGTTACAGCTTTGAAAATGATGTTATGGTTCCTTGGAAAGCTAGAGAAAAATTGGAGCAATGGTATAATAAAGAGATTTTGAATACTGAAAAAATCTATGAAAAACCAACAGTTATTAACGAAACTTGTCAAATATTGGAAATGATTGGGAAAATAAAAACTAGTGTTAGATTTGAACATACAGATGTTATTGTAAAACCTTGTGTAATCCATTATGATAGTAATGTGGTAAAAACATTTTCTGATATAAATGTGATGAAAGCTCAATCTTATATTTTAGAACCCGAGTACATTAACTTACTTCAATTAACTCAAGTTGAGAAAAGAAAATTAGACCTGCTTAAAGACTTTTTAAAAGATGTTAAAAAAGATGAATTGCCTAAAATGATAGAAAGACTATGTGATACAGAAACTTATCATTTTTATCTTTATGCAAGCATGCCTTCAGATAAGAGAGCCATTGAAAACCAAAATGAAATATTAAGCTTGTTGTGCC